GGAGACGGCCGCGATCGTGGTCCCCGCCTTCTTCAGCTGCGTGCCGTAGGCAGCGAGCTTTGCCATGCTTCCTCCTTCTCAGAGCGCGTAGAGCGCGGTTCGGACGGTGTTGGTGACGAGGTCGGAGACCTGCTGATCTTCGGCTTCGAGCGCCGGCCCGAGGTACGCCTGAGCCCGCATGTGCCGCGTGCCGAACTCGACGAAGCCGGCATAGCGTTCCCCGACGGCGACCCCTTCGGGGACGGGACCGATCGAGGCAGCCAGAGCGCCGGTGCGCTTGGGAACGAGCTGACGCGCCTTCTCGGCGACGAGCTCCTTGCCTGCTTCGAGCCCTGCCTGCCCGAGCTTCTCGGCGATGATGGGGACCGCGGCAATCTTCGCCAGCGCCTGAGGCAGACCGACGATGGTGATCATCTGACCAGCCCACGCATGAAGTCACGCAGTGTCGACTTTTCGTTCTCGGTCAGGAACACCGTCGGGGCATAGCCTCCCGACTCGAGCGCGATCTGTCCTAGGACCTCAGGCGATCCGCTGGCATTCGGTGCGTACGCCCTCGCGGCAGACTCGATGCAGATCGTCCGAAGGACGGAGAACTCCGAATCGGTCTCAGCGAAGCCGTGTGAATACGTCACGGTGGCGCCCCGGGTCCACGCCGAACTAGGAGCCGCGACGCTGCCGGAGCGGATCCCTCGCGGTATCACGTAGTAATCCGTCTCCGCCACCCCGTCGACCAGGACCTCCGACACCGCCGTCACCGGACGCTGGGGGAGGCTGAGGAACGTCGACGCCGTGGGGTAGCGCGTGACCACATCGTCCTCCACGAACGAGAGCGTCTGGCGACTGTGGCTGCGCATCAGCGACGATGCGTCCTGAAGTAGCGCCTGAAGGCGTGCGAGATCGTCCGGGATTGGAATCCCGGTGAACTCGCAGAACTCCGTGGCGGTGGCGAATGGACCGATCATTTACCCGTTGGTCAGTTGCAGGAATGTCGCCGTACCACTGACAACGGTGTTCCCGACGCCCGGAGCGGTCGGAGCTCCCGCCGCAGGCGTGCCGGCGACTGTGCATCGGTAGACGATCCTCGTCGCGGGGACGTCGACGTAGTCCCCGAGTGCAACCGGAACGGCACCGGGCCAGTCGATCGCGATCAGCGCGCGGCCCAAGCTGTCCAGGGTTGACGTGGTCAGACGACCGAGATAGTCGGTCGCCGTCGTTCCCGGGTTGAGCACCCGTCGGAGCATGTGGTCGCGGCGAAACGTAGTGGTCGCCATCAGCCCTCCCGAAGCGTCTCGATGAGATCATCCTTGGTACCCGAGGTCGGGAGGCCCTTGCTCTCGGCGAGCGCCTTGAGCTGGGCGACCGTCCGGTCCTCGTACTTGCCGGTGCCGGTGTCGACCTCCTCGACGGCGACCTCTTCCGCGACCTCCGCCGCTGGGAGCTTCGCCAGTCGCGCCTTGATCGCCTTGGCCTCTTCGGTCCTCCCGGCGCCCTCGTTCATGGCGAGGTCGCGTTCGAGTTGCAGCCGAAGAAGCCGTTCCTCGGACATGGACATGCCTTCTCCTTTCCGGTCGGGAGACCGGGGAGGGACCGGAGCCCCTCCCCGCCGATGTTGCCCCCGGCTCGTTGCTTACGTGGCGGTCAGCTCGATGATGCCGTTGTCCACGATGCGCAACGGCGTGAAGTAGCCCGCGTACGCCACCTGAACACCGAGCACCGATGGCTCCGTCACCTGGAGCGTTCCCACGCGCTGCTCGTAGACCTCGACCGCGGCGGTCGAGAGCAGGAACGCCTTGTTGGTCCCCAGCCCCGCCGACATGTACGTCGGGATCCCGGCGACCGCACCGATGAGCCCCTGCGAGAAGTCGCCCGCCGACAGGCCGTCTCCGGTCTGGGCGACGCTCACGATCGGGGCGAACAGCGGTCCGAACACCGGCAGACGTCCCGGCGAGAGCGCCAGGACGACTCGACCGAGCCCCGCGGTCGCGGTGTAGACCGTGGAAGCCGCGGTCCAAAGCGCCGCTCGAATCGTCGCTGCGGTCGGAGAAGCACCGTAGCCGACGTTCGTGGAGGTCGAGGCGTCCAGGTTGGTACCCAGCGCCGCCTCCGTCTGGACGGCGTACCGCGCCGCGAGATCGTTGATGATCGTGTCCATGACCGCAGGCTGAGAGAAGTCGATGTCCTGGCGCGAGACGTTGACGTATCCGCCGTACGTGACCGCGTTGGCGGTCAGGCGGGAGATCGTCATCTTCTGCGACACCAGCTCGGCCTTCTCGTCCGCTGCCGCGCCAGCCGATCCCTGCACCGCCACGGACGTCCCCTGCGTCACCAGAGGGCGGAACCACGTAGCGGCCGGCAGCGCCCGCGGTCCGAGGAGCTGAACCAGCGGTCGTGCCGCGTCGATGAAGTTGAGCACTCCACCGATGATCGGGTTCGGGATGAGCCCGGCGTTGTCGGACGTCTTCTGGTGCGCCGCGGCGCGGTGGAACAGCTCCAGCCGCTCCTTGGCCTCCTGGTCGTTCATCGCCGCCTTGTACATGTCCAGCGTGTACTCGCCGGCCGAGCGATATTCGATCTCGCCCTTGTCGACGTCGTGGCGCATCTTCGCCATCTGAGCTTGGACGTCGGCGGCCTTCTGTCGAGCCTGCTGCGAACGCAGCGAGGCGGAGCGGAGGCTGTCGAGCTGCTCCTCCACGACCTCGACGCGCTTCCGAGACTCCGTGATCAGCTCCTGCTCAGAGTTGGTCAGGTCGCGCTCGGTGTCCTGCGCATTTGCGACCGTGCCCTGGATGAACGAGTCGCGCTCGGCGATCTCTCGCTCGAGGCGGTTGATCATCGCATCGGTCTTGCTGTTCTCTTCCGGTGGCATCGCTCCCCCCTTCGAGAGGGTCTGGGACGCGCGCGAGCGCGCCCTCGGATCAAGGATGGCCCTCTCGGCCAGCGAGCACCCGCTACGACCCGCCTCCGTCTGCGAGGCGACCTCTCTCGGGGGGTCGGTAGTGCCGGCTACTTCCTACGCGACTCCATCCACGCTACTACTTCGTCGAGCCGCGGAGTTTCTAGCTTCGGCAGGTCGGCGGCGGCTGGCCGGTCCCGCCGGACGTCGATCACCTGAGCTCCCTCGTACGCTCCGTTGTCCGGGAACGCGAGGTGGTCAACGAACGCCCGCCGGATGCGGCGCCTCTGCTCCGTCCGGTCGAGCACCTGGTCGGAACCCTTGACGCCGAAGCCGACCGAGACGCCGAGGATCCCTTCATCAGCGAGGGAGAGTGTCTCGTCCCCCAGCGGCGTCTTCGCGATCTTGACCTGGCCCACGAGCCCCTCAGGGCGCTCCGGGGCGAAGCTCACGACCCGGCCGACAAGACCGTTCGTGCTAGTCCCCCGCATGTGCGCTCCCGCCGCATGATCGCGGAACGCCTTCACACGATTGGGACGCTTCTCGATGCCGTCGAAGGCGCCGCGATCGAAAGACTCGTGCCATATCTCGCCGCGGTATTCGACGATCGCCTCCTGCTCGTACGGAACGGCCAGGACCTCGATCATCCGCTGGGGAAAGTCCACCCCTTCGACGGTAGCGGCTCGCGACTCGACCGGCGCCTTGGGATCGGGGGCGCGGTTCTCGTTCGCGTAGAGAGCGCGTAGTTGAGCCTTCGCCTTGTCCTCGGTCGGATGGCAGCCGGCGCTTGAATCGTCGGCGTCCTTGATCACGCACCATTCGTCGTCGCGCTTTTCAACGTGCCACGGCGTCGGAATCACCACCCTCTAGCATCTGCTCCAACCTAGCCAACCGTTCTTCAACTGAGGGCTTCACCGCAGAGGTGGCGAGCTTCTGGATGACAGCTCGGCGTACGGCATTGAGATCCCCGCCGAGGTCGTTCAACACTTCCGCTGCGACGCCTTCATCCGCACGGATCAAGCCGAGCAGGATGTGCTCGGTACCGATGTAGTTGTGACCCAGCTGGAGCGCCTCGCGGAGCGAGAGCTCGAGGGCCTTCTTGGCACTCAGCGTGTAGCGGTCGTATGACGGCACTATTCCTCGCCTCCTGTGATCGCCGTGATCGGCGCTGTCTCGTCTCCAGGCAAGAGCCGTTCGGCACGCTGGACCGTCTCGACATCCACGATCCCGGCGTCCTTGAGCTTCACCCAGGCCTCTGCACGCTGGTCGAAGGACGGGCGGCTGTACTCGTCCCGGTTGAGCTCCGCCTTCTGTCCCGCAGGCAGCGCCCAATACGAGATGGCACCCATGACGTGACCAGCCAGCGTCCGCAGCGTCTGGCGGTCGTGGAAGTCGAACAGCGATGAGACGTTCGAGTACGTCATCGAGTCGCCACCGGAGGGCAGCCCGACCAGGAACGGCGGCACCCCAAGCAGCACCGCGATGCGTGACTCATTGAACTGGCTGATCTCCAGCATCGTCAGGTCCTTGGGGGAGATCGCCGGATGATCGACGAGCTTGGCCCCCCCATCGAACACCGGAGGTGCGGACGGAGTTTGAACCCGGCTCGCGAGGTACTGCGTGATCAGGTCCTGCGCCTCGTTCTCCTCCAGGCTCTGATCGGTCTCGATCGTCTGCGGGGGAGTGCCGCCGGTCGCGACGACCTCTCGCACGTACTTCGCCAGAAGGCCGGCCGTGAGCATCCGACCGCCGGCCGCTTCCAGTGGGCCGACCCCCCTGGGGCTGTCGGTCGTGGACTTGTACCGGATGTGGAGGATGCTCTCGGTCACGTCGGTGCCCGTGGGTCCGCCGATGCGATACCGGCGGAGCCCGTTCACCAGTTCGACGTGGAACGCCCAGCCCGGCATGACCCGGAAGCGCATCGGGAAGCCGTCGGAGAACGACGACATCTCCATGAGGAACACCTCGCCGAGCTGGAAGTCCCAGAAGAGCTGCTTGGCGAACTCCTCCCACGAGGAGTAGACGCTCGGGTCCGGGTTCGCCATCCACGACGCGGGGGCGATCGTCCTGCCCTCCCGCGTCCGGTAGACCGGCATCGTCGACAGCGCCGAGGCGTTCTTGTCGAGGCACGTCCAGGCGACGTCGACGAGCTCGTTGAACCGCGACGAGAAGTCCCAGTCCGGCGTCGACCAGCTCGAGGGCCACCCCGCCCAGGGGGAGGGGTAGAAGGCCGG